TCTTATTCAACAAGCAATTGCTGGTTATGAAGCAATAGCTTTAACTGATGGCGGAACTGTTACTCTTGCAATGACAGACAAGACTATTTCTAATGCAAGAAATATGGTTATTAAATTTACTGGTACTTTAACTACAGCTTCTACAGTAACTATTCCAGATTCAATTGAAAAATTTTATATCTTTGATTTATCCGCAGTTGTTGGAGTAACAAACTTAACTATTAAAACTGTAAGTGGTACAGGATTCACAGCAGGCGAAGCTAAAATTGTAGCAGCTTACTCTGATGGTACAAACTTAAATGAAATTGCATTAGATACTTTAGGGGGTACAATTGGTACCGCACAAATTGCAGACAATGCAGTTACAGCTGCAAAAATTTCTAACAACGCAGTAACAACAGATAAAATTTTAGCATCTAACGTTACTACAAATAAATTAGCAGCTTCGGCTGTTACTGCAAACAATATTGCAAACTCAACAATCACTCAATCTAAATTAGCAGCAGACTCTGTTGGCTCTAATCAATTAATTGCAACAGGTGTTACTGCAACTACATATAATTCAGCTACAATAACTGTAGATGCTGATGGTAGAATTACTTCTGCTTCTTCAGGAGCAGGAGCCGCTAATATGATTCGAACAACACATTATAGTAATCAAGATGACGAAACACCAGTAACAGGTACTTTCACAGCAAATCCAGCCACATCTAAAATACATCTTTACATGATTGGTGGCGGAGGCGGAGCTGGAGGAGGATCAAACCCAGGAGGATGGGGAGGTCACGGAGGTTTTGGTGTTTGGAGTATCCCTGTCACACAACCTTATGCTGTACCTTACGCACTTGGTAATGGCGGACAATTATATCCTGATTCATTTATTCCTGGTGTACCAGGAAATGCAACTACATTTGATACATACACTGCAAATGGTGGTAATGGCGGATCAAGAGGACCTTCACCAGGAAACCCTGGAAGCCCAGGAACTGCACCAGGATCAACTATAGATTATTCACCTATTTACGCTGCTCCAACAACTTTCGCACAAGGTCAAATGGTTTTTCAGCCAATGTTTGGTTTTAGAAATTCTCCTACGCAAAGTTTTTCATCGGGATCAGGTGGTCCTCCAGGAGGACAAGGTGGTGGTAAAAAAGGTGCAATATCAGTATATGAAGATTTAGGATAACTTATGGCAAAACTTTTGTTTAAAAAAAATGAAACTAAAACTGAATCAACATTGTGTTGTGCTATCAAATATGATTCAGGAGCTCCTTGTTCATTAGAATTATTTGATGTAGTAGAAATTTCTGATGCAGAATATGATAGTTTTTTTGATGGATCAAAATGGTTAAAAGTTACAAATGGAGCAATTAGTTGGGTTGATTCTAGTTTTCCTGGTCAGCAAAGTAAAGAAGTATTTACTAGCTATTACAATCAATACAAAGATTATTTAAAAACCATAAACACAAATCATCCAAAAGCTGAAGCTTTACAAAACTGTAAAAATTTTATTGATTCTTTGGACATTGAATCTTTAACATTCCCTCATACTCACTTTTGTAAAGTGTTAAGAGACAATAATGTTTTTGTCTCAGTATGTTCTTTTTAAACGTTGATTTGAATTAAAATATAAGCTATACATTAGCTTTATATGTTTAAGAATAATACTATAGAATTTATTTATCCAACAGGAACAAAAGATTTATTAGAAGATATTTTTCCGATTCCCATTAAATTCAATTTACCTGAATGGTATAAAAATTTAAAAACAAACGAACAATTTAGGACTATAAAAAGTTGTATGCCTTTTTTAGACGCTATGACTTCAGGGTATCTTTTAAAGATGCCACAAGATTTTTTTATTGACCATAATTTTATTAATAAAGAAACACAAAAACCAGATTCTGTTTTTCGTTTTAGTATAAATGATGTAGCAAAATCTCATTTAGAAAAATTAAATTTAAATCTGAATACTATTCAACCTGAAGTGCATTCTTCTCAACAGTTAGGTAGCGAATGTCCTTACCATAATAAAAATAAAAATTTACCTTATTATAAGATATTAAATCCTTTTATAATAAAAACTCCACCAGGTTATTCTTGTTTGTTTTTAAATGTACTAAATAACTATGACGATAGGTTTGAAATTATTTCAGGAATTGTTGATACAGATTCTTTTAATGCAAACATTAATTTTCCAATAATTATTAATGGAGATAAATACTCAAATTTGAAAACGACAATAAAAAGAGGAACTCCTTATGTACAAGTATTTCCTTTTAAAAGAGAAAAGTGGAAAATGAAAATGAAAGAAAGTAATAAAAGTTTTATACTTCGATTATTAGAAGGAAAAAAATTAATTTGGAATAATTACAAAAAACTTATTTGGAATAAAAAATCATGGAATTAAAAAATTTTATAAAAATTTACGATGATACAGTACCAATTAAATTAATCAGCAGTTTTTTAAAATATATAAATATTAATACTTTTGAAAATGCTGGTATTGTTGGTTTTAAAGAAACATCTACTGTAAATAAAGAAGTGAGAAATACTGAAACCTTTAGTCTTTATTCATTAAACACACTTAGTTGTATTCATTGGGCTAATTTTTTTAGGCATCTAGTTATTAATAATTTTAGAAGATATGAAAACGATGTAAAAAGTTTCGCAAACGTAGGTGCTCATAAAATACTTAATTTAGATGTTTTAAAATATGAAACAGGTGGTTTTTATATACCTCATACTGACCATCATGAAAAATATCCTAGAACTATAAGCGTTATTTATTTTTTAAATAATGATTATAAAGGAGGAGAGCTGTGCTTTCATAATCCTGATCAAAAAGGAGAAAAAATTTTAACCGTTACTCCTAAACCTGGTAGAATAGTGTTATGGCCTTCGAATTTTCTATATCCACACTCTGTGTCTAAAGTAACTGAAGGAAGGAGGTTTGTTTTAGTATCATGGTTAGTCTAACAAAACTTAAATATAAAGTAATTAAAAATTTATTAAATGAAAATGAATTAAATCTTATTAAGGAATATTGTATTAATAAACACAAAACTAACTTTGATTCTTTTGACTTAGTTCAAAATAACTGTGGAGATACTTTTTTCTACAAAGATCCTTTAATGGAAGTTATTTTAAAAAATAAAAAAGAAATATTAGAAAAAGAAACTAACATTAAGTTACTAGAAACATACTCTTTTTGGCGATGCTATACTTTCGGAGCTGAATTAACAAAACATAAAGATAGACCTTCTTGTGAGATCAGTGTAACGGTATCTCTTGGTTCTGATAAGGAAGGTTGGCCAATATTTATGGGTGAAGATAAACTTATTTTAAAACCAGGCGATGGTGTTATATATAATGGATGTGAAGTAGAACATTGGAGAGAACCTTATGATGGAGATTATCATATACAGGTATTTTTACATTATGTAGATAAAGATGGTCCATATGCAAAATTTAAAGGAGATAAACATGAACATAATACAGAATAAAGAAACAGGAGATGTCAGGATTTGTTTTAGTGAGGTTGAAATTAAATCAATTAAAGACAAAACATATATAGAATTAAAAGGAAAATCAATAAAACAAGTTGCAAATCATTTATTTAAAATTGCTGTAACTATAAACGATTACGTTCCTGAAGAACATAAAGAACTTAATTCACAAGAAGGCGAAATAATAGAAACAATTATTGAAAAAAAATATCATCCTAATTTTTGGATACGTTTATGGAAAAAAACAATTCATTATTTTACATCATAGAAAATTTTATAAATGAAAAAGATTCAAATATTTTAATTAATTTTTTTGATCAAAATGATTATTTAGCAGACGATCTTGAAGTAGAACATAAACATAGAAATATACATTACCAACATATTAAAGATACAAATATACTTAGTATATTGGATTATTATGCTAATAAAAACATATTTTTTATAGATCATTTGTTTCAAACAAAAGTTAAATTATGGTCTTCAATGAGAATTTGTCGTTGGTTACCAGGAGATTCAATGAGGATGCACATTGATAAAAACACGACTCAGAGAAACTCTGATATGAACTATTCTTCTCTTTTATATTTAAATGATGATTACGAAGGAGGAGAATTAATTTTTAGAGATCAAGTTTTTAAGATGAAAAAATTTAGTTGTATATTTTTTGAAAGTGATTTACATAAACATGGCGTGAACACATTGTTAAAAAACAAAAGATACACTATACCTTCTTGGTATAAAATAAAATAATGTTACATCAAATATTTCCTACACCTTTATGGGTTAAAAACGTAAATACAAAAAAACTTAAATTAATTAGCACAAACTTTAAAAAAAATTGGTTAAGTGATACTTTATCTTCTTATGGAGGTGATAATCAAATATCTAGAACAGGCTATGAATATTTAAAAAGTAAAATTTTAGATTGTCTAAAAGATATAAATATTAAAGATTGTAAAATAACAGACATATGGAGAAATATTTATGACAATGATTTTCAAGAAAAACATATGCATTCTAATTCAAATTTTTCTTTTACTATTTATGAAAAATTACAGAAACCACAAACAGTTTTCATACACCCAGCTCATGATTTAATTTATGCTACAAATGTAAATAATTTTTTAAAACATTATTACATTCCAGATGTAAAAGAAAATGAAATGGTATTATTCCCAAGTTATTTAAGTCATATGGTTAAAAGATCACATAACTCAATAACCATAAGCGGCAACATAGATATTATATGAAATTTTTAGGAGTACGTGTAGGGGAGCATGATTCAAATATTACTTACACAGATGGTGTAGTTTGTAAATATTTTAAACCTGAAAGAACGCATCAAATTAAACATTTTGCGTATAATGATATTTTTTCTTGGTTAGAATCATCAAAAGTATTAAATTTTAAATTAAATGAAATAGATGCTATTGGGTTGGTGTTAGATACCTATCAATTTCCTTGGTTAGGAGAAGACAAGCCAGAAGAATTATATAGAACTATTAATATTCCATTTCAACCATTTGATTCTTTAAAATGTCCTATATTTAAAATAGATCATCACTATGCACATAGTTTATCTTCATGGATGCTTGCAGACAATTCAGACATAGATTTTGTTTTTGATGGTTACGGAGATCTGTATAAATCTTGCAGCGTTTTTAAAAATAAAAAATTAAATAAATACTATGATCTAGATCAAGTCTATTCTTTTGGAAAATTTTTATCTGATGAATGTGCAAAACTTTTAAATGTTAAAGGTATGGGAATTGATTTAGCTGGAAAAATAATGGCTTTACAATCTTATGGTAAATTAAACAAATCTTTTTTAAACTCTATATCTAAATATAGTTTTGAAGAATCTAAAAATATATATGACATAAATTTATTTGTAGATTCGATTGGAAGTAAAATAGTAGCACAGCATCAAATTATTGATTTTGTAAAAACTGTTCATAATAGAATGGAACAAGTATATTTAGATTTTTTTACAAAAGAAACAAATGAAAAAAACATTATTACTTATTCTGGTGGTATTGCACAAAATATATGTATTAACACTAAACTAAAACAAAAATTTACTAATTTAGTTATTCCGCCTCACTGTGCGGATGAAGGTTTAAGTTTAGGATGCGTAGAATTTATGAGACAATATTTTAAACAACCAAATTTCAATACTGATAACTTTCCTTTTTGGCAATCAGATACTTGCCCTAAAGAAGTTGCATCAGATAAAGTTATAAAAAAAACTGCGGAGCTACTAGCTCAAGGAAATATTATAGGGTGGTATCAAGGATTTGGAGAAATAGGACCACGAGCATTAGGCCATAGATCTATTTTAATGAGTCCAGAAATTAAAAATGGTAAAGCAATTATAAATGAAAAAGTAAAACACAGAGAAGATTATAGACCATTTGCAGCTTCCATAAAATTAAACAAAACTAAAGAATATTTTAATTGGGAAGGTGAAAGTCCTTTTATGTTATATAGTGTAAAATTTAAAGATAAAATTTTTAATTCAATTTCACACATAGATAACACTAGTAGAATACAAACTGTCAAAGACAATCAAGATTCTTTTTATAGATTATTAGATGAATTTGAAAAATTAACAGGACTGCCTATGTTGTTAAACACTTCACTAAACGACAATGGAAAACCTATAGCAGGTCATCCTAATAATGCAATTAATTTATTAAAACATTCAGATTTAAACTATTTAATTATAGGAAACCTTATATTTAATAAATAATAATCGTATGGTACAATACCCATATGCCATTAACAAAAGTACAAATAAGACCAGGGTTTAACAAACAAGCCACAGAATCTGATGCTATGGGTCAATGGATTGACGGTGACTTTGTTAGATTTAGATATGGTCAACCAGAAAAAATAGGTGGATGGAAAAACCTAGTTTCTGGTAATTATGCATCTATAGTAGGTGCGGCTAGAGAT